CGACGGACCGGGAGTTGGTCTGTACAAGTCCTATGCCGGACCGGATACCGGTTGCCAGTCTGGTTGACAGCTGCAGGCCGGCATTATTGGCCGGTCCCTGATAGCTGTTCGTGGTGTTGATCATGGTGACGGTAACACGTCCAACCTCACTGGCGGCTCCCTGCACAGCTCCGATACTGGACCGGAGACCGGACCCGAGGGACACGCCCATCTGCCTGCCGGCAGCGTTAAGTCCACCGCCTGCGCTCTGGACCTTTGCGGTCACGCCGGTCACAACAGAGTTGGCAAGCTGAGAGCAGGCGGCGTCAACCACACCGATCCCATTGATCATGCCATTGGCAAGGCCCTGATCCATGTTCATGCCGGATTCTTCCATTTTCCAGGATGGGGAATGTACGCCGAGGGCCGCGTTGGCTCTTTCGATGACATCCACACCCATGGCGTCGGCAGCGTCCCCGGCCTGAGCGGCTGCGGACTCAATGCCTCTGGCAAGGCCCAGTGCCGTCTCTGCTCCGGAAGTCTCCATGATCTCGCTGATGCCGTCCATGGAGTTGGCAATGTTTTCAGCGCCGGAATCCATGAGGTCCTGACCCCACTGATCCGTCATGCTCTTCATGTCTACCGACTGGGCCCACAGGTCATTTGCCTGAGCGAACTCCTCATCCGACATGTTCACAAATGCCTCAACATAGCCGGAGCCTTCCGGTCCCATTTCTGCCAAATGCTGCAGCAGATCCTGATTGATACCACGATCGGCCAGCTCTGCCATGTTGCGCTCCCAGTTGGCAACACCGTCAATCTGGCTCTGCATGTTGGACAGGAGCGTTTCGGTAGAGATCTCAGCGCCGCCGTTGAACTCCTCAAACATGTTCATCTGAGACTCAAGGGCCTGCTGGGTGCTGTCCACAAGGCTTGTTACAGCATTAGCAAAATCAGCAGCTGTCTGCTGCTGTCCTGCTGACAGGTTGCCCCATGCTGACAGGGCCTGCTCAGAGACCTCAATGGATGCCTGCTGGGTAGCGTTCCCGGCTTCCTGGGCAGCCGTGTTGGCTTCGGTGGCAGCAGTGAGCTCACCGTATTTGTTCATGTAAGCGTCGGCTTTTGCTGTTGCTTCTTCGGTAAGGCCGTTGGCTTCCTCAATGGCAGCGTTGGCCTCTTCCTGTGCTTTGTTGTTATCGCCCAGGGCCGTCCCGATCAGGTTCAGCGCTTCAAAGACCGTCATTTGCTGACCGTTATACTCGACAAGCTCATTGGCGTTCTTGCCCAGGAGCTCCAGCTGATCCTCTTTCAGCTTGTTGCCCTCTTCCTGCAGGGCGTTGAGATTCGTTTCAGCGTCGGTGACAGCGATCTGTGCCTCGGCTACCGCCTTATAGGCGTCTGAGGCGGCGTCATAGTACGCCTGAGCAATCTGCATCTGCTTCATTTTCTCGATGTAATCATCGATGGCTTCCGCAGATTTATTCAGCTTGCCGGTATGTTCGTCGATTTTAAGATTAAGAGAAGGATAGGCGCCGTTCAACTTGCCGATGATATCCGACATCTCGGCCTGCTCGGCAGCTGTCAGCTCTGACTTGCCGGCAAGGTCTTTCAACCGGTCTGCCAGTTTCTTCGCCTGCGTGGCGCTTCCTTCGGCGGCGGCTTTGGAATCGTTGAAGCCTTTGTTCATGCCGTCCAGAGAGGACTTGACCTTGTCATTGGCTTCCTGTGTGACCTTGGTCATCTCCTTCATTTCCTGCGTCACAGGAGTGATGGCCTGTGCCGATTCCTCAACGCCTTTCCGAACGATCGCCACAAATGCCCCGATTGCCACCGTGGCTGCTGTAACAGCAGTAATGATCGCAAAAATAGGATTGGTTCCCATGGACAGCGTCCAGAGTTTCGTCGCAACAGCCGCAGCCTTAACGCTGATGTTGTAGGCGACTACCGCGGCCACAAGGGTTCCCAGACCCAGAGCGATAGCAGTGACCCCACCGACGACAGCGGGATGCTCTTTGATAAATCCCTGGATTCCATCCGACATATCAGCGATGGCATTATAGACATCCTCCAGAACCGGATTAAGCTCCCCACCCACAACAGAGGCAAGGTTCTTCATGGAGTTGGCCATCCGCTCATGGGCGTGCTGTGTGGTGCTCTCCATGATGCCGTATGCCTTAGATGTAGCGCCGGCGCTGTTGGTGACCCTGTCCAGATTCTGCCGGAACTGCTGCAGGCCCTGATTGACGATGGCATTGGCCGCCTTGCCGGAAGACTGCTGCTGCCACAGCTGCATCATGGCTTCTGCGTCGTTTCCGCAGGATTCGTAAAGGATTTCCAGAACATCGGCAAGAGAATAACCTTCCTTCATCAACTGGCCGAAGGACTTACCGGTCTGATTGGTGATGATCTTGGAGACCGTAGAACCAGAATCACCCAGTTCTGAGAACATCCGGGACAGGTATGTCGTTGAGTTGGCCGTATTGATGCCGGATTTGGTGGTAGCGATATAAGCTGCTTCAAGGTTCTCAAGACTGACGTTATAGGCACTTGCCGATGCTATAGCGACACCCATATTCTGGGACAGCTCTGCAATGGTCGTGACGCCCAGATTCTGCGTCATGATCAGGGAATCTGATACATGCTGCAGGTCGCTCTGAGCGTCCCCGTAGCTGTTCATGGCTGTCTTTAAAACCTGCAGAGCGGACGTGGTATCCGTAAAGCCGGCTGTTGCCAGTTCTGTCGCCGTCTGAGCGTCTCCTACAGCTGACTCCACCGCGGATCCGGCAGACAAGGCGCTGTATGCGGTCTGGGCCAGCTCCTCCGAAGCCTGCCCGGAGGCGTTTGACAGGGCCAGTATCTGGTCTGCCATAGCGTCCATATTGCCGGCGCCTGCGATGGTGCCGACCTGAGCCACGGCATACTCAAAGGACTCTGCAGCCGCAGCGCATTCCATGAAGCCGTCTTTCAGTCTGTCCAGAGCGGCAAGGATACCGGCAGAAGCAAGGACGGATTCCAGATCACTAATCGCTTCTGTACTGGACTGGCCGAGCTTCTCAGAGCTCTCAGCGGCGTCCTCTGTCTTCTTGCCGTATTCGTCGATGGATTTGGCACAGCCATCCGCAGAGGAAGCGGCCTCATCCATATATCTGGCGTTCTCGTCAACGGCCCTGCTGGCGTCAATGGTCTCCGCCTTGGCATTGTTGAGCTTGGTCTCCCAGTCCTGGACACGGTTGCCCGCCTTCTGGTAGGCCTGCTCCCCCTGCTCAACGACCTTGGACAGGTCTGCCACGACCTGACGCTGTTCTTTCAGCTCTTCATCGGTGGCGTCGCCGGACTTCTCCATTTCTTCCAGCTTGGTCTTGGCGTCCTGCAGCTTCTTTTTGTAGTTTTCTAATTCAGTTCCGACACGGCTGTAATCCTGCTGGGCATGTGCCAGACCGGCCGCAACAGCCGCCTCTTTCTTTTCGTGCTCTTCCAGCGCCCTTGTCAGGACAGTGTGCTTTTTCTGCAGGGATTCCAGGCTGTTGGCCTGCCCTGCGGTCTCTGTCTCCACCAGACGCATTTCAGAGCGCATATTTGTAAGCGCCCGAGAGCACTCTGTGACGGCCTGCCGAAACTGCTTCTCGCCGTCGAGCGCTATGGTAGCGCCTATCTTCCGTCTTGCCATAGGTTATACCCCTGTAAAAACCAGTCTCTTTACAGACATGTTGTGCATCCGCTTGAACTGGTTGCTGAGCCGTCCCCATTCATAGAATGTCAGCTGACCGGTTTCCTTCCGGGACAGGCCGGACGCGGCTCCCACGTAAAGGATCAATGCAAAATCAATGGTGGTCTTGTCCTCCGGATTCCGGTATCCGTCTATTTCTTCGTTTTGGTCGTCTTTTTTTTTCGGCCCCTGCCGCCGATACATTCTTCAAAATCTGTGTAGACGATGATGCCCAGCTCCGACAGCGTCAGCTCGTCCTGACGCTTCCAGAAGCTGGGGTCAGGAACTTCAATCTCAGAGCCTGTAATCTCAATACCTTCCTCTACCATCCATGTCAGGATCTGGCAGACCATTCCGACATTAGGCAGTGTCATGTTGCCAATAGACCGGTCAATGACTCCATCAGCGTCGATGCGCGGGATAAAGCCCCGCAGGCCGTCCTCTACCTTTACAAGGTCCTCGTACTTCTCCTGTACCTTTTCCAGAACGACCAGGTCGCATTTAAACGGATATTCAATCCCGCCCAATTTGAGCGTGCTGACATTGTTTGATAACATTTTTCCCTCCATACAGAAAAAAGCGAGAGGCACCGCGGATGATGTCTCTCCTGATGTCTCTCGCTTTTAATTACAACTTAATGATTAACTGATGATCCTCAGTTGCCGGTTGTCCCGCCGCCGGTTGATCCTCCGGTTGCGGACGCGCCGAATTTGCCGTTGATGTACGCAAGGGCGGCCGCTTCGGTGGGGAACTCCTTTACGAATCTCCAGTCACCATTGTCAAGGGGCATCGCTGTGCCTTCTGTGGAAGGTGTCTGGAACTCTGTGGAGCCTGCTCTGGTGTTGATGTCGACAGAAGGATCGTTCCACTGTGTCTTGGGATAGAAGCGTGCTTCGTACGCCCTGACGCCGTTGACCTTCTTTACGCCGATCAGACCCATTCCGCAGTAGCCGGCCTCGTCGTTGATGTTGGAAGCTCTCTCGCCTTCATTGGCCGAATGACCGAACAGCGGCTCCTGAACGGTATCCGGGATATCTGTGGTACCCAGTGTCAGGCCTGCGCCGGTGGTAGCCTTTTCGGATTCCGCGAGGGCGTCATCACCGTAAAGCTCTGCGGATGTGCTGTTAGGCGCCTCGGAGAATGCGACCGCTTTGCCCCACGCTACAGTATCGCCGTATGTGCCGTCGCTGTTAAGAGGCGCGACGATAGGCTTTCTCAGTCCTACATATGCCATGATTATTCCTCCATTTCGTCCTCTTCAATCTCGAAGACGATATTTCTCTTTTTGTGGGGCCCGTCCGGGTCCACGAAGTTTTCTGTTACTCTTGGAAAATTGAATCCCTGGCTGAAAAGAGCCTGCCGGAAGCGGTCCCGGATACTCAGGAAGTTCTCCATTTCCGGCAGTATGAGCTTGACCTGAATGGTCCCGGTGATCGCTTCAGGCGCGTCATCTCCGTACAGGTCCCCGTATTCGGTTGTGTACTGGTAGACGACCCAGCGGTCAAGGTCCTTGCCTTCATAAACATCAGGAAAAGCCCTAAGACCGCAGGATTCTGCCGCCGCGATGATCTTGGAAAAAGCGCTCATATGCTCAATTTCTCCAGTTTTTTGTTGATATACTCTTCAATTTCTCTGACGACTCTGTCTTCCGTCCTTGCCACAACAGGGGCCACAACAGGTGTGGCGGCCTGCTTGCTGGTCCCATATTCCAGATAGGCCAGCTTTTCAGCATTCCGGACGCCTTTGCTGTCAGTCCCGGATGGAGCAATTTCCACCTGCCATTCAGAACCGACCTGTTTCGGTCCAGTTGTCTTCACAGACGCCGCAAGCTGACCCCTTGTCCTGTCACGTTTGGATTTATGATGGGAGGATATCTCCCGCTTCATTTCCTTCTCGACAGTCGGGGCGGCCTGTTTCAGGGCGTCCTTTACAAAGGTCTGCTGAGCAAAGGATGAAAACTCAGATATGACCAGATCAAGACCGTCGCATTTAAACCTTGCCATGCTCTCTAAGCTCCCCTGTCAACTGGATCAGGACGCCTCGCTGTCTGGGTCGTGTCGCCCGGATATCATAAATAGCTCCATCAGCCTCATCGATAAAGTAAGGCTGACCGGAGTAGGCGACCTTATTGATATCGACCGCCATGTCGATGGTGTATCCGCCCTGGGACGCCAGTGTTTCATCTGTCCTCGATGTCGTGCGCTGTCTGGCCGGGATATGCTCTATAAGAGCGTTCCCCGCAGGCACCGGGAATCCGTCAGCGTCCTGCTCTGGAGGAACCGGCAGGGGAAGCGATATAGATTTATTCCACATCGTCGTCCTCCCCCGGCTCCATCGTAAGCCGGAACACCTTTGCCTTGTAGCGTCTCAGGTAGCTTTCGTAGTTGTCAGGATCGTCACCCAGGTTCGCTTTAACGTACAGCGTGACCGCTGTGATCACACGCTTGTCGTCAGTGTTCTGGTCACAGATGTTATAGGGTA